TGATCTCGCGCGGCCTTCGCCCGCGCCTGCGATTTTGGAGCGGGGGGTACGAGAATGCGAGCAGCAGCGCATTTCCTCCGCTCGCGCGAAGGCCCCCCGCGTAAGTTAGTCCGCCGTGGGCTGGGCGCAACTGGAAGATTACAAATATGAATACCAAGCGTGGCCGTTGGCGATCAGCCAGCGCGTCGCCTCGTGGTTGCTCACCCACTCGGCGTGGGGCGTGCTCCCCTGCCACTGGCTCTCATGCTCGATGTAGTACCGCCCCTTGCGCGAGCGGTAGAGCGTCTGGTGATTCCACTGGCTCCCCGTGGCCACACTGATGTGATTGTTGCCGTTCCAGCGCGTCGCTTCCCCCCACATCGCGCTTCTGTTTTCCGTCTTGACTACCGTTCCGTCGTCCATGCGATACGTTGACATCGTTTTTCCTCCCGCGTTTCCGCGTTCGTGATCTCGCGCGGCCTTCGCCCGCGCCTGCGATTTTGGAGCGGGGGGTACGAGAATGCGAGCAGCAGCGCATTTCCTCCGCTCGCGCGAAGGCCCCCCGCGTAAGTTAGTCCGCCGTGGGCTGGGCGAAACCCCAGGTCTGCGCGCGCTTGCCGAGCTGGACGCGGTACAGTTTGGTCGGATTGAGCGGGGCGGCGACGAAGGGGTGCTGCCCCTTCTCGTGCCGGATCGACGCAAAGCCAGCGACGAAAATGCGATCATCGCTCTTGTCTTTGCTCGTGTAAACCTTGGCAGCGCGGATAATATGCGACTCGACCGCGAACGTGCCAATCGGAAACTCCTCGACATCGCGAAAAGTAATGCCGCGCTCGGGGATAAGAGCCACATCGCCCTGGCGAATGATCTTGGGCAGGAGGGAGGGAGTGACGTCCCAGATGCGGCAGAGGGCCACCTCGACGCGGGCGTTGGTCGCGATTACGTTCACCGGGTGGGCAAACGCGTTCCCGTTCTCGTTGCGCCCGCACAGGAAATAATCCTTGCGCGTCCGCGTGTAGCGGCGCGGGTGGAAGTCGCTCTTGCGGACGCAGAGTACGAATAGCTGCTGTGCGCTGTCGTGGTCGCAAACCTCCACGTTTACCGCGCTCCCGCGCTGTTTCCGATCGGACTCTATGCCGACCTCGAAGGCTACCCCGTTCAGTTGCTCGATGATCGACTCCGTCCACGTCGGGCCGTAGTCACTATATGCGTTACTCGTCATTTTTTCGATCCTCCCGCGTTTCCGCGTTTGCTCTCGTTTGCTACTCTCTCATACTAGCGCAAGTAGCTGTGTTTTGCACTATTTTCTGCCACGGTGGGTATAGTACTGTCGAAAGATAGCATACTAGCGCAAGTGTGGTAAAGTGGGCGAACATGAGCAATCCAGCGGCAGACCTGGCGCACAAGCGCTGGGCAAACACATCGGACGAAGAGCGCGCGGAACACGGGCGAATGATGGTGCAGGAGCGGTGGGCGAAGGAACGTGCGCGGCGCGCGGCGGCCAAGCCCGCGAAGAAGCGCGCGAAGGGGAAGCGATGAAAAAGACGATCAAGAAGACGAAGCGATCTACAGCATCGTGCGAGATCTATGTCACCGTGCCCGGCATGGCGTGCCCGCTTTGCCGCGCGGCGATTAAGCCGGGTGTGCAGCATCGCTGCCGGAAGGAAACGTGATGGACGGCGAGCGCGATGTGCGCCCCGGCGTGCCACCGAAGGGCACGCCCACGGTTCCTCCTCGCGTTAAATCGCTGATCGGATGCCGGTACGGCCGGCTGATCGTGCGCTACTATGCGGGCCAGGATAAAAACGGAAAATCGCTGTGGTGCTGTCTCTGCGATTGCGGTACCATGTGCCGCGTTCCCGGCGGCCGGCTGCTGGGCAACACCGGCAAGGATCGCGGGCACGGGCAGAAATCGTGCGGCTGTGAGAAGGCCGACCCCGGCGTGCGCAAGGCGGCGCGGATGAAGGTGCCAGCGAAGCGGCGCAAGGATATCTGTCGCAACATGCGCGAGTCGATCAAAGCGCGCAAGCCCGCGTACTCGATGGATGCGCACCGCGCCGCGGAGCTGCTCGGCGTGACCGTCGAGCGCGTCGAGGTCCTGGCGCAGGATGGCATGATCGGATCCACGTTCCGGCGCGGGGCACTCTTTGTCAGCAGCCAGGATGTGAGCAACATGATCGCGGTTCAGCAGCGGAATAAAAAGCGCTGTCGCGTGATGGACGAATTGATGGGGCTTCGGAAGGAGGCGTGATGCGATTCGAATTCGAAGGCAAGACGTATTCCACCGTGCCCGGCATGGTGTGCCCGCTTTGCCGCGCGGCGATTAAGCCGGGTGTGCAGCATCGCTGCCGAGAGGAGTGCGGAGTCCTAATATTCACCAGCGCGGAATTCGCGGGCGTGGAGATCGACGCGGCTGCCGGCACCGTGCGTGTCGCGTTCCTGCGCCGCGCTCCCGTGCAGCGGAGGATCGCGTGAAGGTCGACGAGGCCGCGGTGAAAAGATGTGTGCAGCATCTCGCCGCCGTCAAACGCGCGTATCCGGACGCGTGGAAGCAGGTGGATAGCTTCCGCGCTGCTCGCGGGAAGGATCTCCAGCTATGGCCGCGGTGGTGTTACATGCCACTATCCGGAGCGTACGCGATTGTGAGTGGCGGAGGCAATGCAAGGCTCGACACGCAGCAGGTCGGACGCGTGGGTCCGCTCGGCGCGCTTGCCGCATGGCGGCCGGCCAAGGCCATCTATCAGTTCGACCCGACCGTCTTCGAAGCGATCTGGGAGACGCCGGTGGATGGCCCGATTCCGATCGATGTGCTGCAAACACTTCCGACCTGGTGTTGTTATATTCCTTTCCCGGACCGGCGAACAGTCCTCGCGACCGAGAATGTGGTCGGATTTTATGTTCACCTCGAGCACGATGTGAACAGCGGCCGGATGGAGCTGCGATTTGTTTTCGATGTGGATTTTCCGGACTTTCCCGTCTCCCATTGGGGCCTGGTGCCTATCCCGCTGCATCTGGGTGGCTCGAATCTCAGTGAGAATTTCGAGTCTATGCTTGCCGAAGCTAACTCCCAGAAGTTGCGATTGGCCGAGAAAGAAGCTGGAATAATGGCCGACGCTGAGCGGGATATCGAGCTCCGCGAGTATGAGTGGGCCGCGAACGCGCTTAAAGCTGCCGGGGCTACCTCGCTCGCCCCGCTGGTCTCCCTCACTCTTTACCTGTGCTCTACCACCGCGGAGATCCGTCCGCGCGATCCGATGCGCGGCGTGCGCTGCAAGCCGGCCAAGACGAAAAAAGGTCCGCGCGACTTCGGGCCGGATCAACCGGTGATGTGGGAGGTAGCGTACCGCCTCGGCGCGACGCTGCGGGCGGCCGCGGAGGCGCCCCGATCAAGCGGCAACGGAGATGGAACGCACGCCAGCCCGCGTGCGCACATTCGACGCGCGCACTGGCACGCGTTCTGGACCGGACCGAAGGCCAAGCCCGGCAAAATCGTGGAGGGGACACGCGAGCTGATCCTGCACTGGATTCCGCCGACGCCCGTCATGGTCGGCGAGGACGGCGTGATCCCGACCGTGCATCGCGTTACAACGTAGAGCTTCGGAAGGAGGCGTTAACGCGTCAAGGCCCTCGGGCGGCTGGTGGCCGCGCTGCACGGCCAGGGCAAAGGCATGCTGGCGACGCTCGTGTGGGACGCGTGGGAACACCGGCCGCGCGGCGTCACAACGTAAGCAGCGGGCGCGCCGCGTCCTTGCGTTTCGCGCGCGTGTCGCGATGCTGTTCCGCGTCCAAAAGAAAATGGCAGCGGGCGCATAACGCCTGGAGATTGTCGTCTGAGTCGTGGCCGGGCGTGTGATCCAGGTGGCAGACCTGCAGCACGATCCGGATCTCATGCCCCGCGCCGGCGCCGCGCCGGCGCCGCACGGGAACCGGATGAAACAGCTTCCCGTGATTCGTTCTTATTCCTACCGCCCCGTTCGCAAGTCCGCAACGCTCGCACCGGTACCCGGCGCGCTTCAGTATTCGCGGACGTACAATCGTACGCCAGACCACGCCGTAGAACCGCCGGCGGATGTCAGCGGGGATCGGCATACCGCGCCTTGCGCACCCACGCGGGCTCGCTCAGCGCGAACCGTGGCATAGGCAGTAATGCGGCCTGTCTTGGCGCACGCGGCGGCGGGTCCCCCTGGGTGGCCTTACGCTCCCTCTCGCGGGCGTAGCGCGCCCTACGGGCCATTTCGCGGCGGCGCTGGCGCAACGCGAAGCCTCCGTCGGCCTCCATGGCGAGCCGCACGCGCTCGATGCGCGAACGGGAAGGCGGGCGGTAGGAAAAAAGCGATTGCTGTTTCACGTGCCCGCTCCTTTCGCGTGGTCGCACTGCACGTAGCGGTGGCCGTCCCATCGCACACCTTTCCCGCGGCACTGCGGGCAATCTGGCGCGATATCGATTTCCGGCGCGCCCGGAGCGCGCGTGCGCTCGACCTGGCGCGTAGGCGGGATCGTGGCGCCGGGGATGGCCTGGCCGGCCGGGCAGCCGCATACGATTTCCTTCCCCTCCCACTTGTACTTTCCGCGGCCGTGGCACAGCTCGCAGGCCTCCGGGTGCGCGCGAAGATGTTTATCGCGTTTCGCCCGGGCGGCGTCGTCCGCGTTGCGCTGCGCGTCGGCTTGGTTGGCAAGATCCGCTTGCCGGCGCGCTTCGTCTTTTTTCGCCTGCTCCGCCTGCCACCACTCCTTGCGCACCTGGGGCGCCAGGTGCGTGCAGATCAGCCCCAGGGAATCTGTGCCCAGCCGCCATCTGCGGGTTACGATCAGCACGCGCAGCGAGTGGATGTTCGAATTCGTAACGGGTCCCATGCGCTTCGCCGTTTTCGCCACGAGCTGGTCGGTCACCTCCTGGCGCAGGGTTTTCGGGATGCCCGTTTTTTCGATCATCGCTTTGAGCGCGCGTAGGCTCGCGGGCGCGGCTTCCCCGGTCTCCGGAATCTCTGCCGCGTTTGGAAGCTCGGTTGCAGTTCGGCCCTCATCAGAAGGGTTTTCCGAAACGGACGCGCCGGACGCCAGTCCGGAGCAAGTTACCGGTAGCTGCTCCCCCCCAACTGACTGACTACTACTCTGCTCCTTTATCTCTACAGTGTTGGTAGTAGGAGTCTGTAGTCTGGACTGCAATAAGGGTGTGCCGGGCGTACAAGTCGCGGATTCGGCTTGTACAGGGAAATCCGCCGGCGGCGCGGCCTGCTCGTGTACGGCGGCATTCGTCCCGTGTACAGGGGAAGGCACGGGGGCCAGGGTAAGTTCTAACTGCACCGACTTACTCCACTTAGCGGCTGCCTCTCTCTGCTTGCGCGGTTTGCACTTGACGCCAAGCGCCACGATGGCGTTATACTGTTCCTGATCGACCCGTTCGCGCGCTTGCGCGACGACAGCATTTATTTGATCGTCGCCCCAAACACTGAGCTTGGCGGCATACGGGATAAGTGTCTGTTTTCGCGCTTCATCGAGCGCATCGTAGTCGATATAAGGAAAAGCAGACAAGTTCCCGTGTACACGGGAACTTCTTTCCTCGAAAGTCCTTTGTTTCCGTGCGAGCGGAACATCGGATCGCAGCCCAACCCCGCCTCCGCCGTTCCGTCCCATGCGTTTCTCGCTTTCGCGCTCTCTGCAAAGGACCCCTTCCGTAACTCCGGCCGCCAACGTATTCAGCGCGTGCTTGAGTGAGACTCCGCGCTCTGGCGGCTTGCCGTCCTCCGGTTCCCGGGGCCACACGGCGGCGATCTCTGCCATGGTCATAGGCTCGCCGTCGTCGTTCGTGGCCCACCTGGTTGGCGGATCGCGAAGGCTGCTGTTCTTCTTCACGATCCCGACCAATATATTCAGAGGGGTTTCTCCTCTGTTGGCTTGGTAGTGGACCAGCTCCGCCGGCTCTGGGTTCCAGAAGCCGATGCCCTTCCGCGGCGGCTGCTCCTCGCTCATCGATTTAATGAGCTTAGTTGTCGGCCCGTCTTCACGTTTCTCGCTCATACGCGCGCCGATCTCGCGCGCTGAACCTCGCGCGCCCGCCGCAGTTCGCGTATGCGCGCGGCCTCGCGTATCCCCGCCGCGCAATGGCACGGCTTCGTAGTGCCGTTCCCTCGATCGACTTTGCCGGTCCCGCCGCATGTCTGGCACGGGCTATCCCGGAATTCCCGCACCGTCATAAAGCCCCCCTTCCCGCGCGCGCCGAACGCGCTTTCGGCTGCACCAGCTCCGCCGCGATCTGCCGGCGGACCTCGCGCAACAGCCCCGTCACGTTGGGGCGCCTGGCGTTGTCCCACCACTCGCGGATCGCGTCCACCGGCGCCGCGCACGTGGTGCAGAGATCCGGCGTCTCCGACCATCCGCAGCCGTTGGCGCACGCGTCAAGCTGCGTGCATCCGCACACGCGGCAACGCGCCAGACCTTGGCGATCGCGCCGCACCTTGTATACACCAAGGAACGCTTGTGCCCTTGGCTTCGGCTTTTTCATAGTTTCCTCCTTTAAAACCCATTCCAACTCCGCGATAGCGCGGCACGCGAGCAAGTGCTCCTCGTCCGCGATCCGCAGACTGCGCACCGCTTCGGCGAACACGTCCGGACGCGGTTCGACCATTGCTCTTATTCGCTCTTTGATGCGCGCGAATCTCGCCAGCGAATCGCGATAGGCCGCGCGCCGGCATTCGAGGCGCGCGCGGATCTCCGCGGCGGTCCGGACGCGGCTCTCCGGTCCCGCGTTATCGGGGGCTGGCTGCGGCGCAACTGAGTGTGCGGGCATCGGTCGTCTCCCAGGGCAGGAAGACTTCGGGTACCGGCCGCGCCCTGAGTGTCTGGCGACACCATGCGGCCGGCCCGAATCCTGTACTACATCACCGCAACCCTGGCCTGGGCTACAGCGAAGGAACCACACTAGCACGGTCTTCCGCGATTGTGCAAATGCGTTTGCGGGCGTGCTATATTGGCCCATAGAAATTGTTCGGGCCGGGCGAACTGGTCTCCCGGCTGAGAATCAACTTTCGGCGGCGGCGCGTTCCGTATGCGCGATCTTAGACGCGCCGCTTCGTTTCAATTCCGTGTCACTCTGACAGCTTACCTCCCGTACAGTTCTGCAAACCCCCCGAAAACAGTTAGGAAATTTACGAGGTTTCGCTTGACGTTCGTTCCGCTGTGATACAATCTCCATCGTGACCCAGCGCGGCCGAAGACCGGCCCGCATAGTCAATTCCCGTGTACACGGGAATGGACTCGCATCCGCCAACACCGCTATTAGTATTGTTTCGTACATATAAATCCGCGAATCGCGCGCCCGCGCGTGCCATGGCCCCCGCAGTGCTTGCCCTGTAAACTAGTGCGATTGTAGTAGCCACCACGGGTGGTATCGCGGGTATACATCCGCGGCGCACACTTAGGATGTATGGTTCCAGTCGAGACACACGCCGCGGAATTCGATGAGTTCGCACGCCGCAAGCGCGCGCTCGACGATGCCTTAGCTCCCTTTAAGTCCGAGATCACGTGGTGCGAAAAGCAGCGCGAAACGATCCTTTCGTGGTATCCCGATTCCATCCTGCCGCCGGGCAAAACCAGCGTCGGCCAGGGAAAGGAGTTCGATGTCCTAATTTCAATGCGCGACAACGCGCGCCGCGTAACCGTCTCCGGCAAGCGCAAGCTGCGGACACTGTGGGGCGCGGCGAACTTCCTGCAGAAAATCCTTGTCCAACTGAAAGATCTCCCCGATCCCAAAGACCCCACCGGTCTGTATACCGAGGAGCAGCGCACCGGGCCGCGTCATCTCAGTCCCGTTCCCCGCGCTATCGCAGTGGTCACGTCGTAGCCGTCCCCAAATCGGCTTGGGAAGATGCACCTGAAAACAGCCTGGCGGGACGGGCTCTGAAACTATTCCGGCTTCCAACAATGACACCAGAACTGCGCGCGAATGACGAACGCTTGCACGACCGCGTGCCCGTAATGTGCGGCGAGTGGTGCATAGAATTGGCCGGCCCCGAGCGTAGAGCAATGCTGTTGAGATCGCCGAACGTGCGCGAGGTGCGGCGCCACAAATCGGGCGAACTGTTCCAGCTCGAAGTGACGACGCAAGGCAACGACGAGCGGATGCCCGCGCGGCTCGGCAACCCGCGGCGCTATTCGCACGACCACGAGACCGACGACAACCCCGCGCGGAATTGGATGCTGCGCCATCTGTTCGGCGGCCGCGATATCTACCAGCGGCCGGCGCTCGATTGCATCACGACTGGCTCGCGACCGAATCCTACGGCTCGCTGAGAGGCCCCCCAATCCATGCCGCCCCGGCCTCACTCGTCAGGGTTTGAGGCGGCGGGGGCTTTCCCTCATACTGCACATCCGTGCAGTATCGTGGACCACATGGCTGCCTACGATTTTGTTGGGGGAACTTGCTGAATCTTCAAGGGGTTGGCACCGTGGGGAGCGGCCAACCCCCTTGGAAAACAGATGGGTCTCGAAGCAGTGTTAAGTATGGTATACCATACTTCGGACATCGGCGACAACGTCTGTCGAGAGTGGCTATAGCTCTTCGAGCGACCGGCGGCGCACGTACCAACTGCGGATCTTGATCGCCTCCAGTCGACAGCTCTTGATCATCTTGCGCAGATGCGATTGAGGCAGGCCCCAATACGCTTCCGCTTCCGCGAGCGTGAGCCAGCCCTTATCCTTGACCGATGCCGGCGGCGTGCGAATCGCGGCCACGAGCTGCTCGATAAAGTTCACCGGCGCGGCGCTCATCGATGTCAGCGCGGTGCTGGCGGCCGGCGCTTCCGGTTCCGGGCTGCCCGGCACCACGAATGCGGCAGACCGGTTCTGATCCGCCAGCTTTCTAATGTCTATCGGATTATAGACGGCGGCCGGCGGGCGCTTGGGCACCTGCCTGGAGGCCTGCTGAATCAATCCGCGAGCGGCCATTCGTTCGATGCTTTTCTCCGAACAGCGGAGCAGCGCGGCGGCTTCCTTCTTCGTCCACCAATCGGAATAATCGGGCGTTGGTTGCATATAAGACAAGTGTATCAGACTCAATAGACAGATTCCGGACACGTGTCGGAACTGTCCGAAGTGCAGAAAACGTGAACCACCTCGCTCCCCGCGAAATCGAGATTGCCGGCCTCGTAGCGAAATCCTTGTCGAACAAAACCATCGCGTTCCAGCTCGCGATCTCGCAAGAGACGGTGCATTCGTTGCTCACGAATTCCTACCGCCGGCTGGAGATCTCGAAGCTCGACCACCCGCGCGTGGCGCTGGCGCTCTGGTACATCGCGTACCGCAGTGGGATGGTGGGAGTGTGACTCCCGTGGCGCGCGCACCCGCGTTCGTCGCGCGGCCGTCGGCGCTTCCGCAGATCGACCCGCCCGCAGAGCTGCGGCGGTCTGTCGCCGAGGCGAGTCTAGACGACGTGATGCGCGAGCAATTCGAGTGGCTGCTCTACGTGCGAACCGATAAGCGCGCGGCGCCGGCGGATGTCCACCGGCTGGAACTTTTGACGAAACTGCTGCTTTTGCCGTTCGCCGGCCCGAAAACGAAAGCGAGAAAAACGAAATGCTGATCCTCTTAATCCTGGTCCTGCTCCTTTGCGGCGGCGGCTTCGGCTACTGGCAGCATGGCTACAATGGCGGCGGCATCGGCTTCGGGCGGCTCGGCTGGTAGCAACGATGCCTGCAGATGATGCCGGATGGACGCTCGAAACCTTGCGCGTGCACGTGCAGCAAATGCTTGATGGTTACACTCTGCGCAACGACGACCGCTTCGCCGCTGCGGCGGCGACCATCCTGCTGTCCAGAGAATCGCTCGATGCCCAGATCCTCGCGCAGAAACAAGCCGTGGATATCGCGCTGCAAGCGGCCGACCGCGCCGTGAGCAAAGCGGAGTCGGCGACGGAGAAACGATTCGACTCGGTAAACGAGTTCCGCGCCGCGCTGAACGACACCGCCCGTCTGCAGATGCCGCGCGCCGAGATCGAGGCGCTCTTCAAAGGCCTCACGGACAAGATGGTCACCGGACTCCAAGCGACGGATGCGCGCATCATCGCATTGGGGACGCGAGTCACGGAACAGCGAAGCGAGCGCACCGGAATGGAAAGCGGCTGGGGCTATGCCGTCGGCGCGATCGGCGTGGTGGTAGCTATCATCTCGGTTGTGGCCGCGGTGTTCTTCCGGGTGAAGGGCTTGTGAGCAACTTTTACCTTGACGTAATCCGCAACGACCCGCGCTTCAACTCTCCCATCGAATGCCGCGACGTGGACCTGCTGGAGCCCGCCACACACGCCGCTGTGGCCGGGATTATTCGGGACGCGTTCGACGTCGGCGTCGATCTGTTCGTGACGGAGACGTATCGCTCGGCCGCGCGGCAGCAGCTCCTGTTCGCGGAACACGCGACACAACTGCGCAGGGTCGGCGTGCATCACTTCGGCCTGGCCTGCGATTTTGCCAAGCTGATCGACGGCAAAGCCTCGTGGGCTGGCGATTGGGCGTTCCTTGGCCGGCTGGCCGCGAAGTACGGAATGATCGGCGGCATCGACTGGGGCAAGCCTGGCGTCGTTCACGACTGGGTGGACCCGGATCACGTGCAGCGATGTACGGTGGAGCAACAAGCCGCGCTGTTCGCCGGCAAGTGGTATCCGGAGACGGCGTGAAGCTCGCGCTTGTGTTCGCGTGCGGGCTTGTGGTATTCGGCTGCGGAACGCGCCACTGGCAACGCCGATACAAGGAACTGTTCCGCATAGGCCCGCCCGCCGAGGTGCATTTCAACTTCTGCGATACGTGCCGCATCCAGGATTCGCGTTCGCCCGGGTGCCAGGCCTGGTGCGCGAACGCTCAATAACGATTATGGACACGCTCACTTACAAAAACGTCACCAACGGCCAGGTGCAAGCCATGCTGGTCAAGATGGAAGCCGACCACGACATCGTGGTCACTCCGAATGCCGACGGCAGCTATGCCTTCGCGGGCGACGGAATCGTGGCGACTGCGACATACGACGCGCCCAGCTCCGTGCTCACCGTCGACGTCTCCAGGCACCCCGGCATTCCGTTTTTCATGCACGTGATGAACGGCAAAATCAAATTCGCGCTGAGCCAAAGCTAGGCCGCGCAAGAAACAAGGACACCGAACGTATGAGTTTCAAATCGCTTTTTATCAAGATCACCGCGGACGCCGCGAAGTTTCTCGGCATCGCGTCGAAGATCGACACGGTGGCCGAGCCCATCGTGCTTCCCATTCTGGGCCCCGCCGCGGCCGGGCTGCTCGCGCTGATCGGCAACGCCATCAACGTGGCGGAGAACGCCATCGCCAGCGTGGAAGCGGGCATCACGAAGAAGGCCACGGCCACCGCGATCATCGCGGCGAATCTGCCGCTGCTCCCGTCCATCGTCTCCGCATTCGGCGGAGGCGTGACGCTGAGCCCGAAGGCCGCGGCGGCTCTTTCAACCGCTATCGACGCGGCCGTGGCGGTCAACAACGCGCTGCCGGGCATCCTCGACAATCTGACGCCGGCATCCGCTGTTCCCCCGCCTGTCGCTGTCGCGGCCGTTCCTGTCGCGTAGCTTTACGAGGCAGGCGCTGCGGGCGGCGTCGCTGCGGGCGTGTTGGCTACGACTGCGGCGGCCAGCGTGGCCGCGTTGGTTTGGAGCTGAGTCGCGAGCGCGGCCATGGCTACGGGATCGACTGTGTTGCCGATCTGCGTAGCGAGGTTCGTCAGCAGCGTCTCCGCGGCTGCCTCTGCGTTCGTCTCTGCGGTAACACCGGCAGTGAGGGCGGTGAGGTCAAACATGATGGTCGTTTCTCCTTTGGTCAGTGCCGCGAGGGCGGCGTCGATGCGGTCGAATCTTGGGCCCAGTGCGGCGGCGACAGCCGACACGATACGGGGTATAAGGTTCCAGGCCACTGGCTACGATTCTACTCCCCGCAAATGAAAATAGCCATCTACGCGCGCGTCTCGACCGTGCGGCAGGAAAACGATATGCAGCTCACGCCGCTGCGGGAATTCGCCGCGCGCATGCAGTGGGACGCCGTCGAGTATCTGGAGAAGGAATCGAGCGTGAAGGTCCGTCCGGTCTTCGAACGGCTGATGGCCGACGCGCGGTTGAAGAAGTTCGAGCTGATCCTCGTTTGGAAGATCGATCGCTTCGCGCGATCGATAAAGCAGTTCATCGACTCCGTTTTGATTCTGGACGGCGTCGGCGTCACGTTGCAGAGCCTCACTCAAAATGTCTGCTCGAACAAAAACGATCCCATGGGGCGTTTCGTCCTCGATCTGTTTGCTCTTCTCGCTCAGTTGGAGCGCGCTATCATTGTGGAGCGCGTCCGCGCGGGTGTGGCGGAAGCGCAGAGGCGCGGCAAGCTCTGCGGCCGCCCGGTGAAAATCTTCAACCGCGAACGCGCCCGCAAACTGCGCAAAGAGGGAATGAGCTGGCGCAAAATTGCGGCCGACGTGGGCGTCCCGTTCTCGACGGTCCGCGACGAGCTGGGGCGTGTGCGAAAAGCCTCCCGGAAAATCGTGAAATAGACGTTGCAAACACGCGGCTTGAGTCGCGCGATTTGGGCGTGCGAAAACCATTAGTTTTTCGCACAGTTTTTGTCCGTAACGTCAACAAAACGCACGCCTGACGGCGCGGCGGCGCGCGTTCGGCCCCGTCCCAACCGCACCGAACGTGCAACTTACCCCCCGGCACCCCGGAGATTTCACGCCGGCCGATTGTGCTCGTTGATCGCGATGGACGCGTTGGCCCACATGATCGCGTTCTGAAGATGCGTAATCGCAAGCGCCTTCTCGCGCGACTCGGGGCAGCAGTCGTTGATTATCATCGCGATTTCCCGCGCGTTTTCGCGGATCATCTCGTAGCGTTTCGCCTGGTCGCCGAAAGGCGCGTGGTAGGTAAACAAATTGTCGATCTGTTTTTGATCCATGCCTAAGTCTAAGCCCGCTCCAGACCCGTTGCGCATCGACCCGCTCCACATCGAGTGGTGGCCGGTGGACCGCCCCGTGCCCTACGGAAAAAACCCGCGCCTGCCTTCGGATCGCGCGGTCGGCAAAGTAGCCGCATCGATAAAAGAATTCGGCTGGCGGCAGTGCATCGTGGTGGACGCCGACGGCGTGATTGTCGCGGGCCACAAACGCCAGCTCGCGGCGAAGCTGCTGGACCTGGCCGTGGTGCCCGTTCACGTGGCGAAGGACCTCACGCCTGCGCAGGCGAAGGCGTACCGATTGATGGACAATCGCGCGCAAGAGGACAGCGAGTGGGATCTCGACTTGCTCGCGAGCGAGATGGGCGAATTGGCCGCGCTGGAAATGGATCTGCCCAAGCTTACCGGTTTCGAGCAGGCGGAAATAATCGAGTTCCTGAAGGCGAGCGCGGGCGTTCCCGAGGATCTCGGCGGCCCTCCGGATTCCGTCGAAGAAAACGCGGCGGAATTGCAGGACATGAAAGACCTTCGCAAGAAGGGCAATGCGGCTATCCAGTCCAAGACGGACACCGAGCGGTACCTCGTGATCGTGTTTCCGTCCCGAGAGGCCAAGGAAGCGAAGCTCTCCGCGATGGGCGTTTCACCGAGCGAGCGCTACCTGAGCGCGGGTTCCGTGAGGCTGCAATATCTCGGCGGCAACATCACCCATGGCGAAGCGGCTCCCCTCAACAAATCCGGCGCAACCGGATAACTCGCATCTCACATCCGCGACGAATTTGCTCGCGCTGGTGCGGGCCGAGACGGACACGATTGGATGCGCGGTGAGCTTCGGGAAAGACTCGCTCGCCACGCTCGACTTGTGCTGTCGGATGTTCCGGCGCGTCGAAGGCTACTATCTTTATCGCGTGCGCGGCCTGGAGATCGTGGACGAATGGGCCGAGGAAGTCTTCAAGCGGTGCGGCGTCAGAGTGCGAATGTATCCGCACTTCGATTTATCGCGCTGCTACCGGAATGCGGTCCTCCAGCCGCACTGGACCGGCAACCGCAGAGTTCCGCGCGTGGTGATGGCCGACGTGGAGCGCAAGTTCCGCGCGGATGCGAACGTGCTTTGGATCGCGTATGGCTGGCGGCGTTCGGATTCCTTCAGCCGCGCGCTGATCATGAAGCAGACCGGCGGATATCACGAGCGCGCGCACCGCGTCTTTCCGCTGCGGGTCTGGCGCAACGGACAGGTATACGATTATCTGGAGTCGAGAGGGATTGCGAAACCGCCGACGCTGGGCAGGAAGGAACAAGGGGGCCTCGACTTCCACCCGGAGGCCCTGCGGGCATTATCGGAGCGCGACAGAGAGCGTTGGCTACAGGATTTTCCCTTCGCCGGCATGCAGCTCATAGATGCCGAGCCGCCCGGTGACGGGGATCTGCTCGACGGGCCGGACGTCGGTCAGGACCCAGGCCCACGCGCCCTCGCCCGGTAGCGCGCTCATAGCAGCCGTTTCGTCGCGCTTGGTCATCGGGCGGCAGTCGGCGAGCGTCGCGACGCACAGCGATACGCCGTAAGGGCCGCCATATTGGTTGCCGCGTCTAGCGGCACACGAGACGATCAGCAGCTCGCCGCGATGGCGCGTGGGCCACGAGCGGACCTCGATCGACTTCTGTCCGCTCAGGATCTGGTTGGCGTACGGCTGGCGGACGGAGAGGGCCTTCATCGGCCCCCCGCGAGCGCGAGGATCGCGTTGAGATGCGCGACGGCGGGCGCGACAATCGAGTGGACATATAGGCCGATGGCGAGCGTGGCCGGAAACGCGAGAACGGTAAAGGCGTTCATGCTGCCCGCCTCCCGGCAATCATCTTGACGTAGGATGCGCGCCACACCTGCTTGCGGCCGATTTTGCGGCCGTGGACGATATCGCCGCGCTCGATGCGATGATAGACGGTCGCGCGATTGATGTCAAGGGCGCTGGCGAACTGCTTGGCGTCCATCTGCTGTGACTCCGGAATGGAAGTCGGGACGTGACGGCGGCGTGTAATACTGCTCATTAGGTTGGACATTGGTCATTCTCCAGTGTTTGATTTAGAGGCAGGGGGCGCTTCGAACGCTCTCTGCTCTCGTCTGACTCTCTTACGATAGCGGAGTTCCGCAAGGAAACCAAGGACTTTACCTTCAATGGTTTCAAGGACTACCGCTCCTATCGGAAGTAAACTCCGCACCAAATGGCCCATCCCGTCGTCCCCCGCCAGCACGGTCCGCGATCCGCGCACGCGTTCCTCCGCGCCTATCGCAGATTAGGCAGCGTCACCGAGGCGGCCAAGATCGCGGGGATTGGCAAGTGGACACACTATAGGTGGCTGGAGGGCGTCGGCGCGGGGTACGAGAACTACCGCACCGCGTTCGCGGCGGCGCGTCGGCGCATCACGGATCTGGATGGCGACGCCGGCGAGGAAGAGATCAAGCGCCGCGGAATCGACGGCGTGCTGGAGCCCGTATTTTACAAGGGCAAGCCCGTCGGCGCGATTCGAAAGTATTCGGACTACTTACTCCTTTGCTTCGTCCGCGCGCGCAAGGCCGCGTACCGCGAGAGCAAGCTGGAGCTGGTGGGCAAGGCGGGCGGGCCGATCCAGACGCAGGAGCAGCCCTACGATTTATCGCGACTGAGCACCGAGGAGCTGCAAACCATTGAGCGCATACTCACCAAGACTGTTCCTCGAATCGGCGCAGACGGAACTGGCGCGGCGGAATCTGATCCCGTTCATCCAACGCCTGAAGCCGGATTATCTGGCGGACCCGTTCCACCGCTCGGTAGCGAAGATCGTTGAGCGATTCTACGCGGACGTGGCGGCCAGGCGCCGGCCGCGAGTGATCCTGGTAGCGCCGCCGCAGCACGGCAAGAGCGAGATAGTCTCGCGCAAGTTCCCCGCGTGGGCGCTGGGCAAGAATCCGGACCTGCGCATCATCGCTGGCTCGTATTCGTCCTCATGGGCAGAGTCGCTCGGCAGCGACGTGCAGCGGACGATGGACAGCGCGGAATATCACGCGATCTTCCCGGAGACGTGCATCGCCGGCAACTTCTCGAATAAGCACGCGGCCAAGCGCGTCTCGGATTATTTCGAGGTAGTCGGCCGCAAGGGATTCCACCGCGCGGCCGGCCGCGGCGTCGGCGTAACCGGGCGCAGCGCGGACGTGCTTCTGATCGACGACCCGGTCAAGAACGCGGAAGAAGCGCTATCGGAAACCACGCGCGAAAGCACGTGGAACTGGTATTTGCAGGATCTGTATACCCGCCTCCAGCAAGGCGCGGGCGTGCTGATCATGGCCACGCGCTGGCATACAGACGATCTCATAGGTAGACTGATCGAAGCCGAAACGCAGGGCGGCGACGCCTGGGACGTATACATTTTCCCGGCTCTGAGCGCAACCGGCGAAGCGCTGGCGCCCTCGCGATTCGACGCGGACGCGCTGTTGAGGACCAAGGCGGCGTTGTCGTCCGCCATCTGGTCGTCGCTCTACGATGGATCGCCGACGGCGCTTGAAGGAAACATCTTCGAAGCGTCGAAGTGGAAATATTACGGCGGCCTTGGCCAGCCGGCGCTTCCCGACCTAAAGCAATTCGACATGATCGTCGAAACGTGGGACGGCTCGTTTAAGGATTCGGCCGGCAGCGATTTTTGCGCGGGACAGAAGTGGGGCACGCGCGGCGCGGAGCGCTGGCTGCTCGCTTACGTGCTCGAGAAGATGGCGTACCCGCGATTCAAGCAGGCCATCCGGCAGTTGAGCTACCAGGAGCCGGCCGCGTCCTACAAGCTGATCGAGGAAACCGCGAACGGCGCGGCGGTGATCTCAGAACTCAAGATTGAAATCGGCGGCATCAAAGCGATTAAGCCCGAGGGCGGAAAGATCGCACGCGCATGGGCCGCGTCGGCCGACCAATCCGCCGGCAACTGCTTTCTGCCGGATCCAAGTATCGCTCCGTGGGTCGGCGGATTCGTGGCGCGCTGCGCCGCGTTCCCCGGCAACATCGATAAGGCGGGCCAGGACGACGATATCGACGCGTTCACCCAGATGGTGAATTGGTGCCGCACGCACGGCAGCGGGCTATTCGATTTGTGGAGACAGCAAGCCGAAGCGCTGAAAAAAGGCGAGCCGCATCCGGAAGGGCGGCCGACGCTGACACCGCACGTTCCGGTTACTCCGCTGGACCTGGCCGCGGCGCAGAAGGAAGCCGAGGATTCGTGGACCACGCAACTCAGCCCGAAAGCCGTGCTCGCGGAAACCAAGCAGACGCCCGATTGCCCGAGCTGCCACGGCGCGCTGGCGCGATACCGCGAGGGCGTGTGGGTTTGCGGCGGATGCGGAGCGAAGGGACAGGACAAAGAAGAATGAAAACGTCACCTATCGACATCGACGAAGCCGGCCACGGCATCTATGGATTGATCGCGGCTGTCATCCTCGCCGCGCTTGGACTTTTCTTGCTCGGGTGGCCGGCGAACGCGCAGACGCGTCCGCGCGCCATCAACAATAGCTGGCAGATCAAGCCCACGCTGATCACAGTTACCTCCGCAGTGGACATCTGCTCACTGCCCGGCGGTCCGCCGTGCCACGCCGATGTATACGTGTGCTGGATGGACGCGAGCACCAACTCCACCGGAACGACGCTGAGCCTGACGGATGAGCAAGCCACGCCGGTAGTCCGTCCGGACACAGTTGCCATCGCGGCCAATACGACGTACGCGCCGTTCGGTCCACAGAATTTGACCGACGCTTGCATCGGCGCGTGGTACCCCGGCGGAATGACGATCACGGTGGGCAACGCGAACGCGTTGAAGCTTTTCATCGCGGGCAAATATTGGAGCGGGCCGAAGTTGTTTTGAGGCTTTTATGGGCGCGCGTAGCTCAAAGGTAGAGCGCCGGCGTGGCGGTGGACTGTCCGTCTATGCTCGGTCAGTTCCCGCCGCCGTTTGTGTGAGTTCGATTCTCACCGCGCGCCCTTCAGTTCCGGGAAAGGAAAAATGAAAATCAAAGCCAACGAAGAGCCGCGCGGAGATCTCGCGCTCGCGGAACTAACCGCGCTGGGCCGCTTGATCGAAGCGCAACCCGCCCCGCCGACCCCGCATATGGTTCCGGCCGCGTCGATGCAGAATCGGTTCACCGGCCGCTGTTTGAAATGCGGCGCCGTCGCGACGGAATACAGCACCACGTGGCAATGCGCGGCGTGCGGAGCCAAAGGAAATCTGGTCTAACGATGCTTAGCCGACGATGCACACTCGCGGTTCTGTTTGCTGCGACATTTGCCGCGACACTAGGAGCGCAAGTGTTCCCGCCGCCGGCCGGAGGCGGCGGCACCGGATCGGGAACGGTTACGCAGGTCGTCGCGAGTCCACCGCTCAGCGGCGGCACCATCACCGCCAACGGATCTGTCGGCTGCCCTACCGCCACATCGCTCGTAGCCGGCTGTCTGGCGGCCGCGGATTGGTCCTCGTTTAACGCGAAGGGCGCGGGCACGCTTACGCAGCTCGTATTCTCCAGCCCGCTCACCGGCGGAACTGTGACCAGCACCGGAAGTATCGGATGCCAGACCGCGACGGCCATCGTGGCCGGGTGTCTCTCCGCCGCGGATTGGGCCACGTTCAACGGCAAAGGCTCGGGCACGCTTACGCAGGTTGTCGCCACCGCGCCGCTGACCGGCGGCACGATTACGGGCAGCGGCTCGGTCGGCTGCCAGACCGCCTCCGGATCGCAGGCGGGATGCCTCGCCGCGGCCGACTGGACCACATTCAACGGCAAGGGCGCGGGCACTGTATCAATCCTTTCTGCCGTATCCGCCGCGTGTCTCACGACGTTTGTAAGCACGGGCGTGCAAATCCAGTGTCCGAACGGCTCCGCAACGCTCGACGCGTCTGGCAATCTAGTAACGCCCGGCAACGGCAACTTCGGAGTCGCTTCCGGAGTCGTTGGCGCCGTCGTGCTCAACGACGGATCGGGCAACCCTTATGTGCTGTCGGCCGCGGCCGGCGCGTCGGGAGGTATCGCTCTCGATCTGCCTCAAGCGCTTGGCACGGGCACGGCATCGCTTGCCGGCATCCTCACAGTAGGCAGCGGCTTCGTCTATTCGGCGACGTATACAAGCGGCGTCACGTGGGCCACCGCGCCCGCCACATGCACGTGGACCGTCACCAGCCCGAACGGCGGAACCAACGCGGTGCTCACGATGATCTACAGCGTGACTCCCACCGCGGGCACGCCGTTTTCCGTCACCACCGCAGGAACTGGATTCAATCTTCCCGTCACGACCGCGGCTTATACCAGCGGCGCGGGCTGCAGCGGGACGGCTACTATCGCCGCGGTGGTTGGCGCGCAAGTCAGCATCAGTCCCCAGGTACCCGCAGACACGACGGCCGGCCAGCTCGAGGTGACCGGCGCTTCCGCGCCTTCGACGATCTTTACGTGCGGCGTTGATAACGTCCCGTTTTATGCGGCGGCCACGAATGTCCTGAGTTGCTCGCACACGATCCAACTCGGGCAGGCCTCCACTTCGAACGGGCTTCTGTCGCTGGCGAGCGCCGGCGCGGCGGGCATCGGCTCGATTCAATATCGCGGCGCAAGCACCTATAGCTTCAGCCTTCCCGATGGCGCGGGCACAACCGGCGCGGCACAAACGTTAGGGACCAACGCGTGCGCGGGTAGTCTGACCAATTCCTCCAGCTTCGGATCGGTCCTGACCTCGGCGGGCGGAAGCCCCAATCCCAACATCTGGGCGGCTCCCTACGCGGCGGGATTGTATACGAGCGCCACGACCGGCACGTGCGCCTTCACGATTACGTTCCCGGCCGGCTTGACCGCGGCGCACGGATGGGCTTGCCATGCTGAGGACACCGGCACATCCATAGGCGCGATCACGCAGACCGGCGGCTCGGCTTCGACGGCCACATTCTCGGGAGTCACCACCACCGGCGATCCAGTGAGGTATCTATGCGCACCCTACTAGCAGCGATTCTATTTTGCGCTTCAGCGTGCGCGCAGTTCGTGGTTCCGACGAACCATTCGAACTACCGCGAGCACGGGACCAATCTGGTGGATCAGAACGCGAGCGGGTTCGCGGCGCCGGCCACCGTCTCGTTCTCCTTCCAGGACACCGGAACATCCGGCGGCTCGATCGGCAGCGTGACAAACGGAACGCTGGTGGCCACCAAGAACTCGACGGCCCCGTACCTGCGCGTATACAACAGCGCGGGCCTGGTCTTTACCGACCAAACGAACACCGTCCCGGTCACCATGGGACCGCTCGGCGTAAGCACGCCAGTGATCGACGCCAACGGGCAGGTCTGCATGGCGGACCAACTCAAGTTCGTTTGCTTTTCCAGCACTGGCGCCGTCCTGATCAATACGGCGTTTGTCTTTGGCACAAACGCTCCGGCCGTCTCCGCGTTCTCTCTGATTCCGAGTTCGGACGGCTCGAAAATCACCATCCTAGGCGGCGGGCCCGTGATTTCTATCTGCATGTCCACGTGCGGATCGTACACCGCCGGCCAGCAGATCGGCGCGGCGCTTTATGTATACCTGGCGACGGCGCCTCAGACCGGCACTTACCAGAACTATTACCAGGACACCAACGACGCGTGCTCGATTTCGGATGTGATCTTTTTCGACGGCCAGCGCGGGACGTGCGGAACGACAGGCTGCTCGATTGCCGCGGTGGCGCAGCCGAACAACGCTATCACCGCCGTCCAGATCACCAACACCGGCCCAATCGAGATCGCGCAGTCCGCGCTCTATGACGGGCCGTCGCAGGCCTCGCCCTCCTGCAATAACGGAAACGTATACTCCGACAGCGGGAACGGCGGCGCGGGCACCGTCGCGCCATGCAACAGCAGCAGTACCGTTACCCCGTGCATCGTGGCGTTTTCTACCACTCCCTCGGGGACTACGCTGCCGGCCGTCTGCTCAACATCCGGCCAGCCCGGCGTCGTGGCTCCCAGCTCCACGGGCACATCGTATGCATATTCGTATACCCTCGGGAAGATCATCGCGCACTACGGCGGGCAGAATTCCGTGTATCTGATCAACCCCGCCGATTGCAGCATTGCGGGCACGTGGAACGTCGCGAGCCTCGCCACCGTGTGCGCGCCGAATTGCCACATCGGATCGGAACAGGAGATTGTCCCGTGCCCAACGGGAACCGACGAATGCATGCTTGTGAGCATCACCCGCAACAGCGGGAACTATCCCTCTGTCGTGGTGTTGCTCGATCTGACCGCGTGCGGCACAGCGGCAGCGACGTGCCCCACCGCCCCGATCTGGAGTTACACGGAGCCGATCAACGGCAGTACGAACAACTCTACGCAAGGGCAGATTGTGGTGTTCACCGGCGGCGGCGAAACGCGCGTCGGCTTCACATCGCAAAATAACCTGGGGACGCAGAACGCGGGCTGGACGATGCTCACGAGCTACTCCGGGGCGAACGCGCAAACGCAAGGCAGCGGACGCACGGCCGGCAGTGTGAGTGTGCGCTAAATGGAAGTCATCTACCGCGCCTGGCTGCCCATCCGCAACGCGGCCGTCAGGGTCGCGAACGTCGGGATCCGAATGTGGATCCACTTTTGCCGCCGCACGACGGGACGCGAGAAATGCCCCGGCTGCGGGCAGCGCAAGCAGCACAAGGTAATCTGGCGCGGGGAGTACGAGCGGCTGATCCACCAGTGCGCGTTCTGCACCGCGGTGTGGGGCACAGACCCGCTCGTCAGCGCGCAGGCCTGGCGCGTCGAGATCGTGGCGCCTCCGGAGCCCGGCCCCGAGGCGTTGCAGCGCATGCCGTTCGGCGCGTCGCGGGAACCGTCGCGCGAGCCGCTGAAACACGAGATGCCGATTCAGAGTTAGGGAGAAAACACGATGAACGAACAACAAAAGGTCGCTGGCGCTGTCGCGCTGTTGCGCGGCGAGTTGGGCAGCGAGATCAAGGACATGATCCGCAAGAAATCGGCGGAGTTGCCGTTGACCTGGTGGGCGGAAACGGCTTTCGGCTTCACCAGCTTTCATTTCGGTCTGGGCATGGCGATCCGCAACACGCTCCGCCACTACGGATTTGACGAAGCATACTTCGGCGTTCAGACTCTCGATGGCATCTACATCAAGCTCGTGGAACTCGCATGCCAGGAGCAGGCGCCGGAACCACCGCCCCCGTCCACCTGGCAGGAAGCGCTACTGCCCGAGTGGCATCTGAAGCCCCGCCCGCTGCACGCCGCGAAGATCCTCACCGTGCAACGGTCCACCGCGAGCCAAAGCGTAATGAAGCTCGACGCGCTCGACGACAATGGCGGCCCGCTCTACGCGGTCGGCACGCCCGGCTGGGCCGACGTAAACAATCCGCAGCCCGGCGATTACTACGTCAGCGGCTGCCACGGCAGCGCGGTAGTGGGCCCCGAGGCATTCGAGTCGATCTATGAGCGCGCCGCATAGTTACGGCATGGTCAGCCCGCGCGCGCTTGCAAAGATGATCGCCAGCGGAACTCCGCCGCCGCCGGCAAAGAAAACATCGCCGCTGGCGCTGGGCAGTCTCCCCATCGTCCGCACCATCAACGTGACCGACGCGGTTACGGAGGCGGCGCACGAAGCGCGGCTGCGCCAGATCGCAGTGAAGCTGGCGCGCAAGCAAGGCTCTTGGATGTGCCCGAAATGCCAAGCCGTGCGAATCTCCGCGAACGCGGAAACCTGCGCCGCGTGCGCGTCGTTATGAGAGCGCAAATTGCTAAGTCCATCGCCATCGCTCGCGGATGCTACCGGCAGCCGGAGGGCGGCTCCCGGGCCGAAAAGCGCAGATGGCCATACGAGGGCGGCGGTTCGGCCGAGGGCTGGCGCGATGCCTCAATCGGTGGCCCCGCGCCCCCGCCGTTGCCGCGCAACAAGGAAAACGACAATGCTCCGATCCGATGAAGAGATCGCGCGCGAAAACGACGCTATCGAGTACGAGGCCACCCGCGCCGCGTTGCTTCGGTTGCTCCCGGACGCCGTGTTGCTCGACCGCTTCGCGCAGTCCGTCGCGAATCGCGCTATACGAGCCGCGGTGGACGCGAAGTGCTAGGCGCGACGCTGGACAGCCCGAGCCGGAGAGCGCCGCGAACGCATGAAATCGAGGGTATCGCGCCCGTGCATCGGTTCCATCTTGCGCCGCGATTCCTTCAACTTGCCGCGCTTGCCTGCGAGGGCAACGGCTACAAAGAGATCGGAGAAGCGATGGGACTTACGGCGGGAACGGTGAAGGTGTACGGCGCGTTGGCGATGCGATCATCCGGCGCGCGCAATCGCACCCAGCTTGCGGTCTGGTACGACCGGGGCTACTTCGATCCGCCCCCCGTGGATTGTTTCCCCGGAGTAGAACTGAGCGACACTTAGATCATGGAACACACCCGCCGTTCGCTATTCGCTTCGCTTATCGCTTTGCCCGTCGCGGCTGTCGCGGCTGTGCGGGGGAAAGCCGTTTACGGTCGCAGCAGGTTCGAGCCGCCGCGCACCTCGCCCGCGTTTAAGTGCTTCAACTGTGGCACGCTCGCTACAAGCGGCTTGCTTCCGGAGGGCATCACCATACCGGGCGAGTATCGCACTCTTGGGGGAGCGATCCTCTGCGATCCGTGCATCCTAGCGCTTCGGCACTGCGCGACGTGCGGATGCGGGATCAATTTCGTGCCGCGCTGCCATCATTCACTGGAGAGCTTTAACCGGCCCCACGGCGTGCCGCGGCTGCTGCACGATGGGGAGTCGCTTCATTGGCGCTCGTGGCAGGGTCTTCCCGTCGTGACCAAGGAAGTTGTCGCGCGCACCCTCTTAATCGCGGAGGCAGACCACCAGGATCTGTGCGGCGAATACGGCGGTCGCGATCAAATCGTGGCCGACTGCCCCGGGTGCGTTTCGGCGCGCGCGCGAATAGGCGAGATCCCCGACATAACGAGGTTCGGAGATGGCAGTCTGTATATCACGCGCAACGAAGAGCGCCACTTGATCGGCCACATTGCAGATATCACAGTTGACTCCTCGCCAACAGCTAGGATCGACTCTTCGAAGTTGCTAGCGCTTCTGGATGCCGACGAAGCGCGCATGGCCGCGTTCGGCAAGTCTCTTTAGCGCTCCCAAAGTTCCCAACCGCGTGCGCAAGCCGCGAGAACGGGGGAGCGGGCGGCTGTCGCCGTTTCACCGACGGACCGCCCGCTAAAGTTTCCGTGGAGAGATAGAGCACCTGGCTCAGACCCGGGGAGTGAAGGCAGAAAATCGTATCGGGTAGGCGGGATAGCTCAAGGCCTTTTCCCGCCGCGCAACCCGATTAGCGGAAGTCCACTGACTTCATCCAAAGCACCGCGCGCCCCGCCGCTCTCTCACTATCCCGCCCAGGATCGGAGAGCGGCAGGGCGTCCAACGACGCGCATATGTCCGGAGGGTTCCGAGGCCCAGCCGGGACTTTTTCATTTTACATCCAGTGGCTAAAGGCCAGTCCGATTTCTTCGGCAACACCCAAGCCGGAGGCGGCAAAAAGACACGTCTCCTACCGCTTAACGCCATCGCTCCATCGACTGTAAACGGCATCAAGGATATCTCGTCGGACTACTGGTTCGGCCCGCTCCAGCCTACGAAGGTAATCGCGCCATCGTCTTACCGGCCGCGCCAGTACGGGTATACACCCGGCGCGAATATGTCGTGGACCCCGAAGGGGGAAGACACTCCGATCACGTTCGATATCCTCCGCGCGCTGGCCGACCAGTGGGACATTCTCCGAATCGCGATCGACATCAAAAAAGACCAAATCGTCGGCGTGCCCTTCGAGCTGCGTCCCATCCGCCAGCCGGGCGAGATGGTTACCGATTTCAAGGCGCGCACAGCCGGTGACAAGACGCTCCGCGATCTCACCGCGTTCTGGAAAAAGCCGGACGGCCATCACCCGTGGAAACAGTGGCTCCACCTTTGGCTTGAGGATCTGATCGTGCTCGACGCCGTCGCGCTGTGGATGTCGCGCGATAAGCAGGGGAAGGTGGCCACCGTCCACCCGCTGGCGGGCGACACCATCGGGCGCATGCTCACGGATCAAGGCTTCACGCCGCCGCCCGGGTCGACCGCGTACCAGCAGGTCGTATACGGCATGCCGTGCTGGGACTTCGACGTCACCGACCTCGTGTACGGAATGCAGAACGAGCGCACCAACCGGCGCTACGGCTTCTCCAAGGTCGAGGGAATCATCAACACGGTTTGTTTCGGCTTGCGCCGCCAGGAGTGGCAAATCTCGGAGTATACATCCGGCACGGTGCCCGAAGCGCTCGTGTTTCTGCCCGCGGATTTGCCGGTCAATCGCGTAAAGGAAGTCCAGGACTGGTTCGATTCGATCCTCGCCGGCGACCTCGGAATGCGCCGCCGCGTGCGCTTCCTCCCCGGTATGGGCTCGGGCGAGAACGCGCGTCCGAACGTGATCTTTCCGAAAGAGCCGCTGCTTAAAGACGAGCTGGACGTGTGGCTCGCCCAGGTCGTTTGCGCGCACATCGGAATCAGTGCTCAGAAGTTTCTGAAGATGGCGAACCGCGCCAGCGCGGAAGAGGCGAACGACGCGGCCGCGCAGGAAGGCCTGAAGCCCGACGTAGATTTTGTCATCGACGAGCTGAACGAGTGCCTATCGCGCATGGGCATGGCCAACGACTACGAGTGGGCCAGCCAGACGCACCGCGATGTGGATCCGCTCAAGGCGGCGCAAGCGGACAATCTGATTGTCGGCAAGATCGTAACCGTTAACGAGTCCCGCGAGGACCGCGGGCGCGATCCGCGTCCGGAGCCGGAGGCCGACCAGCTCGGCTCGTACTCGCCACAGTTTGGCTTCCTGCCGCTTGGTCAGCTCCCCCCGACCATGCAGGCGGGCGGACCCGCCGGCGGCGAGACGGGCGAAGACGGCAAGCCGAAAACGCCGGCCGCAGGCGCTGGCAAAGATCCCGCAGGCGACGAGCCGCCCCAAAAAAAAAAGCCGGTAAAGCTGCTCTACTGAAGGCCGCGCTAACCCGCGCCGAGGCCGAGCCGCGCATCGCCGCGACGGTCCACAAGTTCCTGCAGGCCACCGCCGCCGACCTGGCCGGCCGGCTCCGCAAGCACATTGCAAAGATGCGCAAGGCGGGAAGCGACCAGGACGCGATCGACAAGCTGCTGGACCCGATCGACTGGACCGGTTTGCCCGACCAGCTCCAGCCGGATCTCGACGCGATCGCGCGCGCCGCGATTCTCGACGCGCTGAAGTCGATCGAGGAAAGCATCACCGCGTCTCCGGACATGATCTCGGCCGCCAACACGGTCGCCGGCGACTGGGCACACGCCCGCGCCGCCGAAATGGTCGGGATGCACTGGACCGCGGACGGCGTGCTCGCGGAAAACCCGAGCGCGCACTGGGCGATCAGCGAAACGACGCGCGAGAACGTTCGCGAACTGGTAGCCGAAGCGTTCGCGCAAGAGACGCCGCTATCGACGCTGGCCACCAGTATCGAAGAGTCCGCCACGTTCGGCGAATCGCGCGCCGCCATGATCGCGAAGACGGAGTCCGCGTTCGCCGCGAACCAGGGGAACCTTGCGGGGTGGGTGCAATCGGGCGTGGTGCCCGAAGTCGCCGTGCTGTTGAGCGGCGATCACGTCGGCCCCGACGAATGCGACGAGCTGGCGGAGGACGGGCCTTACAAGATTGGCGAGGCTCCTATTCTACCGGCGCATCCTCGCTGCGAGTGCCGCTACAAACCGATTTTGACAAAGAAGACCAAAACATGAAAACACTAACGACCGCTGCTTTATCGTTCCTGCTCGCTCTCACGCTCTTGCTGGCTCCGCCGGCATCGGCACAGACCACCACCGTAATCGCGCACAACGGATTCACCGTCGCGCAACTCCAGCCGCTCTGGCAGCACGGCGCGCTGGGGCAGAACACGTGCCCTCCCGGAGGCGGGCCGTACGAGCTATACGACACGTTCCTCGCTACCGGACAGACGGGCGCTTGCCCCACGAGCGCGGAGCAACAGTATCGCGACAACGCGATGGCCGGATGGCACATGGTAAATCCGAACGCGAACGACAGCGCGTATCTGGCGGAGGCCGCGTCGATCTACAACAGCGCGCCAGGGACATTCGTCGCGCTGGAAAACGCGTTTCTGGCTAGGATGTTTGCGAACCTAAAGCCCGCGCCAAAACCCGCTGTGAAGTAAGTTCCGCGACGGCTTCGTCGAAGCTGATATCTCCCTCGCGGTACGCGTTGAGAATCGATCCGGGCTTGCGGTAAGAAAGTATGGCTGGGACGCCAGCGCTAATCCCGCGCGAGCGCACCCAGCGCTTGATCCATATGGTGGACAGCTACATGGATCTGTTGCGCGAGCACAAGCTGCTGCACCCGGAGTGCCGCGTGGAGCACACGCCGCACCCATGGAACTGCTGATGGCTCCATTCGAAACGCGCACCCAAGCGGCATGATAGGACCGCGCCATCTCAAAGCCGCGCGCATGGCCCTGGGCATGTTCGCCCGCCGCCAGATGGACGCCTTCCATTTTTTGTGGCTGAGCCTGACCTACGCGCTGGGATTCGATCTCGGCACAACGAAGCACAGCCACAAGTTGCTCGACGAGGCGCAAGCCCAACTGAACCGACTGACCGACAAGGAAACAACCAAATGACGGACACCATGGACCTTATCGAACGGCTACGCAAACTTGGAGAACTGGCCGGGGGCGATGGCCGCGCCAGCCTGCAACTGCACGTGAACGTCAAGCAGCAGGAACACTACGACCAGATTTCGCTGTTCGTGAGCCTTCCGAACGGATGCAATATCAGCGAGAGCCGCAACGGCCGCACACTCGAAGGGGTGTTTGAAACGGTCGAGGCCAAATTAACGAAAAGCGCTCTCGTGAAAGCCGTCGAAGACCTGCGGGATCACGCCAAGGCCCTCGATTCCGAAGCCGGCCGCGTGCTGTCGGAAATGCAAAAAAAACTCGGAAATCAGGCGTAAAAATGGACAACCCGAAAATGCCGGATTACACGGCCGAGATCGAAGCCGCGCGTAAAGCACAAAAGCCCGCGCCCGACCAGCCAGGGAGCGTATTCCCGGTAGTGGTTGGAGTCGGAGTGCGGCTCCTCGGAGTGGCGAAGACCCGCGACGAGGCCGAGAAGTTGGCGGCAAAGAACACGCCCGCTGGATTTTCGGCGAAGCCGCAAGTGTTCTCCGCGGTACCGGCGTAGCGAAAAACCGCCCGTGGAGGCGAGACTCCAACTCAGTTCGCGGAAACCCTTGCGGCAAGCACCGCGTGACAGAACGACGCCGCACACGGGCCTGTCGAATCGAGGGAGCGTTGCGCCACGAAGCCCCCAAAAGACGAAGTGGCGTATCCGATACCTAAGACTCTGGCTATGGATCTGGTGGCAATGGAGAGGCTGGTAAAAGACCATGCTGATAGTCAAAGTCCCCAAGAACGAAGACACGCGCACCCCGGAAGAGCGCGCCCGCGATGACGCGGCATTCTGGGACCGAACCCGCAACGCACCGCGCGCGCATCCGGTGAATGAGGCGCACCGCCTCGCCGAGCGCGCCAAAGAAAAGGCCGAGGAACTCAAAAGGGCATGAAGACCACCACTCTCAAGCTCTCCTTTTGTTTGTGACTCCGAAACACGGCGCGCCAGTGCGGGCCGACGCGCCGCATCCGTGAATCGGCGGGTTAGCCTTGCGCCCCGGAGCCGTGCTCTTTGCCCCACGCGTCGTTGATCAGCGTGGATACCTCGTGCGGATTCGCCAGAAGCTTTTGCGCCTGAGCGGCCGAGACGCCGACAGACTCGACGTACTCGATGAACGGCTCGTAATTCGTCGTAAGCGTCTTGGCCATCTTCGTGAACTTCGTGGGGTCGGCGTCGATCCCCTTGGCCAGTTTCTCCGCCAAAACCGTGGACATGCCAACCTTCACTGCGTAATCGATAAATCGTTGTCTCATTAAAGGACTCCTTCGTTTGTAATTGTATACCCGCGCGGCCCACCCCATGAAAAAGCTACTCAAGCACTTCCCGCTTTCGAAGGTCCTCGAACACCCCGACGGCTCCGTTACCGCGTACGGCCTGGTGACCGCGGAAGTCCCCGATTCCGACCACGAGATTTGCGATTACGAGTTCGCGAAGAACGCGTATACAACGTGGTCGAGCGAGGCGTTCGACTCGACCACCGCCGCGGGACAGGATTCGAGCTACGGCAATATCCGGCTCATGCACGTGGGGACAATCGCTGGCAAAGCCACGGCCCCGCCCGTGTTCCTCGACGACCTCAAAGAGATTCACCTCGCCACCGTGACCGCCACCGGCGACGCGGCCCGGCTGCTCAAGGGCGGGTTTATCCGGGGCTTCAGCCAGGGCGGCGATTACGCGTTTCGCAAATGCAACGTGTGCGCCACCGCCATCCCCGAGGGCAACGAATGTCCCGTCTGCAAAAAGACGGTGGACGTGCGCTACGGCCCCATCATCGCCGAGGTGTCCTATGTCGATTCGCCCTCGCTGAAGAAGGCCACATTCTCACTCGTGAAGGCGGACGGCTCACAGCAGTTAGTCAAGTTCGCCGAAAGGACTATCGAAATGGCAGCACCCGCAGCAGTAGTTCCCGCCCTCCCCGCCGGCATCGATCTCGACGCACTCACCGCGCGCATTACCAAGAGCGTCGTGGATTCGCTGGCGACGGCCGGCGCCGAAAAGAAGACGGCCGCTAAAACGGCGAAGTGCGCGAAAGCGGCGCACGCGGCGCTTGAGAAGGCCGGCACAAAACTTAATCTCAAAAAGGATCTGTGGGACGTGGCGCGCTTCGCCGGCGTCCTGCAGGACGTGGCAAATCTCCAGTGGTCGGCGCGGTATGAAGCCGAGTACGAGAGAGACGATTCCGAAATCCCCGCCCAGCTCGGCGAGGACCTCGCGACTCTGGCGGAGACATTCCTCGCCTGGTCGGAGGAAGAAGTCAAAGAGCTAACCGCCAGCGCGGCGGCAATCCAAAAACTCGCTAAAGGAGCGAACAGTAACATGACCCAACTGGAAAAATCCAAGTCGCTGACGGCTCACATCGCCAAGATGAAGGAGTGCGTCGGTGACCACTGCGACAAATTCACCAAGGCAATCGCCAGCCACAAAACGGCGATGAACGATCACTGCGACAAAATCGCCAAGATGGCCGGCGGCGGCGAAGACGAGCCCGAGAAAAAGGCCGCGGGCGAAGGCGACGGCAAGGCTGCGACCGGCGACGGTGCATCCGAAGCCATCAACATCCAATCCGCCGGCACGCAGAGCGATTACGGAAAGGCCGTAGCACCGGATGGCTACTCGTTCACGAAGGCGGAGGACGGCACGCTGTCGCTCGTCAAGAGCGGCCCCGAGACCTTCACGAAGGCCCAAGTGCAGACCATCGCGCAGGCCGCCGTAAACGAGGCTCTGACCGAATTCGTCAAGGCGCTGTCGAGCAGCGAAGACCCCGAAGAGGACGACGACGACGGCGAGAAGAAGCCCAAGGGCAAAGCCAAGAAGGTAGCGCCCGCCGCCGGCATCGGCAACCGCGGCGAAGCGCTGGCGGCCGGCGGCCCGCAGATCCGCGTCATGCCGGTAAGCAAGGCACAGGACGGCGTCGCGCTTCCCGCGCCTGGCGCAACCCCGGCGGCCGATGCTCCGGTCGATGTCGCGACCATGAAAAAGGTCATGGGCGGCGACCGCACGGCGCAGCTTGCGTTCATGAAATCGGCCGGCGTCGCGCACGAAGTGCCTCAGACCATCGTCGAAGCGATGAGCCGGTAGCTTTCCCCAAGCACCACACCCCTTCGGTTTATCCGAAGGGGTGAACCGATGTTCTTAAGTCTCCCGAACCTGTCGCGGGGGACAACCCAAGTAAACAGCAACACCAATTCCCGCGACTCAGGAGACCTTATGCAACTGTCCGAAAGCACGCTCGCTCTTATCAAGGGCTTGCGCAAAGACCAAACCACGCAGGGGATCTCGACGGCTTCGCAGCTCCAGTTTTATTATCTGGAACCGCAGGCAAAGAACATCTACCCGATGTTCTACCCCGTCCTGGCCTCGACCCCCCGCGTCAATCCGATGTTCAACGGCATGAAAATTGGCGGCCCGGCCGTCAATTGGAAAGCCGTAGTGGGCATCGATGCCGGCGGGTACCCCGGCATCAGTGAAGGCAATCGCAACGCCTTCATGAATATCACGACCCGGAATTATTCCGCGGCGTACAAGTACCTCGGCAAAGACACTCAGACGAGCTACCAGGCGCAACAGCAAGGCCTCGGTTTCGACGATAACGTCGCGCTCGCCCGCTTGTCTTTGCTCAACGCGCTGCTGAACGACGAAGAGCGCATGATCATTTTCGGCAACTCGGGGCCCGCCTCGGTTGGCGGAAACGGCTATGCCCTCGGCACCACGCCGACCGGCGTTCTCACGCAGGTGGTTGTCGCCGGCACGAACCTTGTGCCCGGCATTCCCGCCTCGGCCCAGAACACCGTATACGCTGTCGCGCTCACCCCATGGGGCGTTACGATGGCCAGCATCTCGGGAGTGCGTCTCCCGTTCGTGCGCTCGAACGCCGACGGATCGCAGGATCTGATCAACGGCGGCACCGGAATCATTTCCGCCGCTTCGAATTCGGTTGTGACCGACGCCGCGCACACCCAGATCACCGTGACGGTCAACCCCGTGGTCGGCGCCGTAGGCTACGCGTTCTACGTCTCGCAGAACGCCGCGCCCACCACGGCCAACGCATATTTCTCCGCCGTCAGCTCGACCAGCGTCGCCACGCTCTCCGTATACAACACGGGCAACCAGACCGCCGCGGCCGTCGATCCGACCTCGAATCGCGGACTGACGACGGACAACAGCTACAACACGCTGGACTTCGACGGCGGCATGACGTGGGGCTTCGGCACCTACGGCAGCTCGCAGCCCGCGTATCTTAAGGACCTCGCCGGCGCCGGATTCACCTCCGGCGGCGATGGCACGATTGTCGAGTTCGAAGCGGTCGCGGATTATCTGTGGCTCAGCTACAAGATCTCGATCGACGCGATCTATCTCGGCGGCACGCTGATTCAATCCGCGTCGAAGGCCATCCTGACGTCGAGCACCGGCCCAGGCGCACAGCGCTTGATTCTGGAGCGCGATTCGACTGGCGCTCTCACCGGCGGCCAGCTCGTGACCGAGTACAACTGGAAGTACTCCGGCTTCGCCACGCGCAAGACCGTGCCGATCATGGCGCACCCGTGGATTCCCCAGGGCGTCGTGTGGTTCGATCTGACGACCAATCCGTATCCGGCGGCGGGCGCGTCCATCCCCGCGGTGCGGCGCATCGTTTCGCTGGAGGATCATTTCAGCATCCTCTGGCCGCCACGGAAATTGCAGTACGAGACGGGCGTATATTGCTTCGAAACTCAGGAGCACTATATTCCTTTCGGACAAGCAATTCTGACTGGCGTCGGAAATAAGGTCAACTAATCCGGTTTCCTCGCCGCGCGGCACGTCCCTCCCGCGTAGCGATGAACCGCGCGTGCCCCGCAAGAGCTTAATCGCTCAAGGCGAGCCGCGCGGGATCGCGTCATCGCCGGGAACGCTTCGACAGGGGCGATTTCCGGCGCGGGCGTGATCGACCGAACTTCCAAACAAAGGAAAACGAAAATGCTGAATACCAGAATCAACTACCCCGTCAACACGGGATCGAACATCGTCACCGCGACCGAGCTGGAAGTCCTCAACGACCAGGCTCTCTTGTTCGGCACCGGCCCGAACAACGCGGACATTTCGCTTACCGCGCTTGCCGCGCCCGGCGGCATCGCCGTCGGCCAGCTCGGCACCGCGGGCGCAACGTCGTATACATATGTGGTGGCCGACACCTCCGCGCTCGGCAGCGCGCCGTCCGCCGGAACCACCACCGCCACCGGCAACGCCACGCTCACCCCCGCGAACGCGAACGTGATCACGTGGACCGGGATCGTCGGGCACACGTACAACGTGTACCGCTCGGCTTCCGCCGGCACGCCTTCCGGCCTAGGATTCATCGGCACGGTTACGGTTACCGCCGTCGCCGCTCTCGGATCAACCGCGCCGAATACGCAGCTCGCGTCCCTCACCGATACCGGCATCGTCGCCACGCTCAACGTCCCCACGGTAAACACCACGGGCGCGCTGGGCCTGGCCGGGCCGCTTTTCTGTGCCAGCGTGCTTCTATCGCTCGGCACGCCGCAAACCGTCACCAACACGGGCGCGGCCACTTTCACGGTCGCCAACATGGCCACCGCGATGCTGATTCGCGCGGGCGCCACCGGCTCCGCCGTCTCGGACGTGACGCCCACCGCGGCCGCTCTTGTGGCTGCGTTCCCCGGCGTCAAGGCAGGCCAGAGCTTCAAGTTCTGGTTCAAAAACACGACGGGATTCAACGTGTCGCTTACCGGCGGCGCGGGCGTAACCGTCGTGGGGACCGCTGTCGTTCCCACCGTCAACACGCGCGACGTGTTGGTGGTTTTCAACAACGTGACTCCGGGCACGGAGTCCGTCAGCGTGTATACCGGCCAGACGGCCGCGTACTAGCACATCGCAGCACTGGACATAAGGCCCGTCCGGGTCTTGTGTCCAGGGTTTTTTCGAGCAGAGGGAGGGATCTTTGAAATTTATTTTCTATTCGCCGGACTTCGGCCCCGCGTGGGACTATACGTCGGTCGAGCATGGCCTCGGCGGATCCGAAACGTACCACGTCGAAATGGCGTTGCGGCTTGCCGCGCGCGGGCACGAAGTCGATAGTTACAACAATCTGGCGGGCGCTGCGTGCGTGCGCGGCGGCGTCCACTGGCGCGATCTGCACAGCCTCCGCACGATTACGCCGTACGGGGAGCACAAGGGCACGTGGATCATTCAGCGCCAGCCCGAGTTCATCGACCGGCTTGCGTACGACCACCTCCTGGATGGTGCGGCGCAGCAAAGGTTCTGGCACGTCTACCACGACGTGGACTACCCCACGGCCACGCTGGAGCGCATGGCGCGGTACGACCGCCTAATCGCGCTGTCGCCGTTCCACGCGGAGTATCTGCGCAACCAGGAGCACCGCAACGTCTCGGTAGGGCAATCTGGGATCGCGAGTGACCGCATGGAGGCGTTGCCGCACAGCGATAGCATACGCAACCCCAGACGCCTGATCTATTCGAGCACACCCGATCGCGGCCTGGAGCATCTCCTTAAATCGTTCGCCCGCGCGCGCGAGCAGGTCGAGGATCTGGAGCTGCACTGCTTTTACGGCTGGGAAGGCTTCGACGCGCGGATCGCCCGCGACGTGACCGGCGAGTGCGCCCGTCAGAAGGCCGCGATTGTCGAGGGGCTGAAGCAACCCGGCGTTACATGGCACGGGCGCGTCGGCCAGACCGAGCTATGGCGCGAGTTTCTCAAGTCGGGGATCTGGTGCTACCAGACCGAGTTCTTCGAGACCGCGTGCATCACCGCGATGGAAGCGCAGGCGCTCGGCGCGGTTCCGATCTTCAATCCGCTCTGGGCATTGCAGGATAACGTGTTCGCGGGCATCTCCATCGAAGGCGACTGCTGGCGCGACCGCCTGGTCAAAGCGCGCTTCGCTTACGAGATCGTGAAGCTGGCCAGATCTCCGGAAGCGCAGGAAAACATGCGCGCGGAAATGATGCCCATCGCGCGGGAACGATTCTCGTGGGATCGGGCTTGCGAGCAGTTTGAGGCTATGGCGGCTGAGGATCTGGGGGAACGCGTTTCGGAGAAACCACAGATAGACACGGATGAACACAGATAAACGCTGGCGTCCGGGTTAGGTCCCCGGTAGAGCTGACTCCAGCGGCCACGGACGCAATCCTAAACCGCCTTCTGTCCCATGTCCTGCCACAGGCATTGGGGGAGCTACTGTGGCCGATGCCCGGCCTACTACTTTTGGGAAGGCTCCCCGCCTATCCCATTTCGCAGCCCGCTCGATCCGTCGAGTCCGACGCCAGCGCATCCCAGTATAAGAGTTGAGGGAGAGAAAATGCAACCAATCAGGCGCAAGTGCCTCGGCACCATCGCGTATATCGGCGTGGGCAACGTGCCCGAGGCGTTCACCTGGTCGATGATCCAGCTCGTACAATTCTGCAACGAGTACGTGTGCGAGCCGGGCGAGTGGATCCACTTCGACCACGCCGTGAAATCGGGCCAGGTCATGCAGCGGAACATCCTCGCGCAGCGCATGCTGGGCGACTGGATTCTGTACATCGACTCCGACCACGATTTCGAGCCGGACCTGGCGTACCGCCTGCTCTCGATCTTCGTGGCGCGGCGGCTCGACGTGCTGTCCGCCTTTTACCAGTTTAAAGAGTACCCGCACCAGCCGATGGCGTGGATGTATCTCAAGGACAAAGAGGGCTATGCGCAAATCGCGAATTGGGATCGCAACCTCACATTGATGAAGACGCAGGCGACCGGCGCGGGGTGCGTGCTGATCCGGCGCAGCGTGATCGAGCGCTTGGTCACGCACTACGGGGCCGCGCCGTTCGATCCGATCGGCAAGTACTCGACGGACGATTTCGACTTCTTCGAACGGTGTAGGCTAGTGGGTATAGAGTGCTGGTGGGCACCGAAGATAGAGTGCCCGCATCTTATGACGCGCGCACTGACGGCAGCCGATTACGATCTGGAGTACGTGATGGCGCAGTCGCAACAGGATTTGCAGAAGGTGGCGGCGTGAAGGCTCCCGTGGCAAGCCGTCCGCTCGTTCTCAAGATGCCGGAGGGCGTCCATGCGCCCGCCCCAGCCTACAAGCCCGCGTATACACTCACGCTCGTAACCAAGCAAATCGACCGCACCACCTGGTGGAAGAACTGCGACCGCAAGCAGCCCGCGAACGTGTGGTGGTTGACGGGCGGCGGGTTGAATCGGCTGGCGACGGACGTGGAAGTGGATCTCTGGCTACAGTTGCAAGCGGCCAAGGGGACGTTGGAACCCGCGATGATTCCGAAAGCGGACTGGTTCGAAATATGACCGCGTTTGGCTGGGCGCTTATCGCCGCATTGATCGCGGCGCTTTTGGCGGGCGCGTTTTGGTCCGGACGCCAGCGGCGACGGCATGACCGGGACGAAGAGATGAAACGCCACGTGCGGTACGAGGATCTTCGGCGCGGCCTGCACTGATCTTTCCGTCCTCCAGCGCGCGAATCGCGGCATACCATTCAACTCGATCATGCAAGCGAGCCAAGCCGTCTATAAGCCGGTCAACCCGTCTCCATTTTTCCTCGGTCGTCATAGGATCATCCGCAAAGGTATCGCCAACACCGCGACCGATGGCGCGCGGTGCTCGCGGCTCTTCAGTTCGGCTTCGAACTGGCTTTGATCCTGATCGTCCGCCACCGCCAGGCGCGTGATGTAGCAATGCACCGGGATGCCCCGGTCCGTGACTCCCTCCCAGATGCGCGCTTCGATCTCCGCACCGCCGTGCGCTGCCGCGAGGGTCACGATTTTCGTAGTGCTCTCGACCGTGATTTTCATGCAACCCATCATAGCGAGTCTCAATCCGCCCTCCGCGCTCTCCGGAGGCGCCGCATTTGCGCTCGTTCTGACGGGATCGAATTTCGGCACCGATAGCGTGGTCTTCTGGGGATCCCTGGCGCTGGCCACCAGCTACGTCTCGGCCACCCAGGTTTCCGCGGCCGTGCCCGCTGCGCTGATCCAGTTCGGCGGAGGCGTACAGATCTCTCTCGCCACCGGCGGCTTCACCAGCCCGCCCGGCGGCCCCATATTCGGCATCTTGAACGCCCCGACGCTTATCGATCTTTGCACCGTGGGCCAGGTCAAGTCGTGGCTCTCGGCGAACGGCGCGCCGACGCTCAACGCCGGCGACGACAACAACATCCAGTCGGCCATCACGAGCTGGGGAGCGGAGTTCCTACGGCGCACGGGGAACGAGAATAGCGACGGCTCTATTCCGCCTGTGTCGCCCTTTGTGGCGCCCGTGGCCTACAACGAGACCTATGACGGGACCGGGACTACCGAACAGTTCCTACGCCATTTTCCGTGCGTCTCCGTTCAGCAAGCGATGATCAACGGCGTGGTGATCCCCGGCTCCACCGGCTATGGCGCGCTGGGCTGGCTGATCGCTCCCGGCGGCCGAAGCCTTATCCTGGTTCCCGGCGGCGCGTACGGCGCCAACGCACCGATCGTCTCGGCGTTCTACTTCTGCTGGGATTTCACGTGGACCAAGGGCGGCCAGCTCAATCGCATGAACGTCAACATCCAGTACACCGCTGGCTACGCGGCCACGCCGGCGGATGTGACGTTGCTGGCGATTGAGACCGTGGCTCTCACCTATCGGCGGCGGGATTACATCGATCAGGCGAGCCAGTCTATGGCGCAGGGCGCGGGCACTACACGGTATCGGGATTGGGAGCTTCCGCCGCACTCGCTGAAGGTGATTCGGGGATACGCGCGTCTGGCGGTCGCTTAGGCCAATGCCAGCATGGCCCGTGAACCGGGCAGGTTTTAATTTGGCATTCCGTTGGCCGAATCTCCGGAATATCGGAAAATTCGCACCACTCGCACGTCCAAACGATCATTGCGCGCTCTCCGACGACGAGTCGTCTTCCAGCGTTTCCGAGTCGGACTCTTCACCGTCCGCGCATGTGCATGGGACACCTGGAACGCCGAGATCGCAGGCGTCGCACGGTGGGTACTTTGCTCTGAGCCGTTCCAACGCTTCGCGCGCCTCGCGGATTTCCTCCGAAGATAAGCGTTGCCGGCGGCGGGTGAGACGGTCCAGACCAAGGCTCATGCTGACATGGTAAACCTTTCCTTCCAGATCCGCGCCGAGGGCGTCCGCCAGCAATTCGATGCGGTCCAGCCGCGCATCGTGGAAGCCGTCCGCCGCACGATGGACGAGCAGCACGTGGCGCAGCAGGCGCGGATCATAGATAAGCTATCGGGCGAGGTATTGCAGTCGCACACGGGCGAACTGGTGGCCAGCGTTCGGCTGCTGAACGCGGTTATCGACGCGTCGGGTGTCGAAGGCGGCGTCGAGGCTGGCGGCGGCACCGCGTTCTACGGCAAGTTCTTAGAGGACGGATCGGAGCCGCATATCATCGCGCCCGTGAATGCGAAGGCTCTCGCGTTCTTTCCCTCGGGTTCGGAAGGCGCGGGGATCGGCAGCGGACCGGTCGCCCAGGCGCTCTATCAGGGGACGCGCGGCGTGAATCGATCGATCAAGCCAGGGAAGGGACCGGCGGCGTCCGGACTAGGCGGCGTGGTCGTGATGTTCGTGCATCACCCCGGCACGAAGGCCACGCACTTCATGGCAGGCACACAGGACGAAATGAAGGACGAAGAGATCGCGGCTTATCAAGAGGCGATCAACGACGCGCTGCAACCGGGCGGTTAGCTCAGACTCAGCAGGATCGACGCTCCGCGAATACACCAGACGTGCGTACAGCGCAGGCAGCGCCACTTGCAGCCGATGAACGGCGGCCCGCAGTAACCCTCCGCCACGGGCGTTATCATGCCGACGCTCGCAAGCGGCGTTCTTCCCGACTCGACCAGCACCATGAATACCTCCCGATCCGCAGTCTCGAAGGCGCTGTTTCAACTCTGCACCCGCGCCTACTCGTTCCAGTATACAGAACGCCGCGGCGAGGTGCCGATGGACGTTGCCGCGAATGCGCAGCCCGCGTTCTATCTGGTTCGCCCGTTCGAAGATCAGAAGCAGCCGCAGGCCTACGGGCTGGGCAAGTACGATCTGCACTACGGCGGGCTCGTGTATCTCTTGCGCGATCAGATCCGCGGCGATCTTCAGTATCTCGACGTGCTCGACGCGATCTTAGACGGCTTCGATATCGCGTTTCTGCGCACAAATCCCGACGGCTCGCCTAAGCCTCCGAACGTCCCGCAGATGCTCGTGACCAACGGCACGCCGCTGGTGCAGAACGCGTGGATCGACGGGACTGTACACATCATGTCGGGGATTCTCGGGAAGTACACCGCGATCACGATTCCGATTCACGTCATCACCGGGATGTAACAGCTTTTTCCGCGCCTCTCTCCTGTCGGAGCGGCCCTCACGTTTTCAATTTCGCTTCGACAAGGAGACCCATCATGGAAGTACAGTTTGGCATCGGCGGCGCAATGGCCGTCTCTGTAGGGGGCAACAAGGCCACCCCCGACGTTCCGATTCAACTATTCGCAATCCAGGAAGCCACCGCGGATATCAGCCAAAAGCTGGTCGCCCTCATGGGGCAGTTCAAAGGTCCGGACGACGTGGCGCCCTCGGATATGAAGATCACGGGCAAGTGCGGCTTCGGCCACCTCGATGTGAACACTTACAACGCGCTGATGTTCGGCGAGACGATCACGACCGGCCTTACTGTCTCGGTCCCCATTCCCGGAATCCAGACCACCATCGGAGCGACCGTTACCCCGACCGTGCCCAACACCGGAACGTGGATCAAGGATGGCGGTGTGTTCTATTCCGCCACGGGGCAGCCCTTGAAGCGCGTCGCCTCGTCGCCGAGTACGGGGCAGTACGCGGTCTCGACGGGCACGTATACATTCAACACGGCGGAGCCGGCGGTGGCCGCGCAGTTCTATTTCGTATACACGGAAGCTGCCGGCCAGACCCTCACTGTGACCAATCGCCTGCAGGGCTACGGCCCGGTCTTCGAGCTGTATCTCTCGATGCCCTATTCGCAGTTCCAGGGGCTCACCACCAACCAGAACGGGCT